CTTATACTTTACAACTATCAGCAGACATTTGGTCAACAAACACAGAACAAAAATTACAAATTATGGAACAGATACTTATGCTGTTTAATCCAAGTTTAGAAATACAAACCACAGACAACTATGTGGACTGGACTTCTTTGTCAGTTGTTAATTTAGAAAACATTAACTTTAGTTCAAGAAGTATTCCTGTAGGAACTGAATCAGACATTGACGTTGCAACACTAGGATTTAGTACACCAATTTATATTAGTCCACCTGCTAAAGTTAAAAAGCTAGGTGTTATAACAAATGTTATAATGAGTATATTTGATGAAAGCAAAGGTACTATTGATCTAAGTAACAGTATGCCTGAACTACAAGCAAACGATGATAGTTATGCTAACACTACGAAAGGTTCTGATACTAGCACAGTAAGTAAACCTGGTATGGGTAAATCAAGCAAGTCTACTGCACACTTGGCAGTTTCAACTGCGTCTGGTTATGATGCAATAGTAATTAACAATGTTGTACAACTTGGTAAGAATGGTGTATCAGGTGACATACAATGGAGTACAGTATTAGATGCAGAACCAGGTATGTATAGAGCTTCATTAAGTAAAATTTATTTAGACAGAGAAGGATTTACTGCACCAGTGGTAGGAACTTTTGCTGTAAACAGCTTAGACGAAACACAAATTATAGTTAACTGGGACGAAGACACTATACCTACAAACACAGTTATAGTTGGTCCACAAACAACTAAAGGTACTATTGATTATATCATAGATCCTTTAAAAACTAATCCAACAAATATCAAAGGCGATGGTATTAGAGTACTGTTGTTAGGAGATGTAGGTTCTAAAGAAAATGCTGATGGACCAGATGCTTGGAAAGGTGCGGCTGGCGACCTAATAGCTAGTGAAAATGATATAATTGAGTGGGATGGAAACGATTGGAAAGTAGTTTTTGATGCTAGTGGTAATAGCGGACAAGATTCAACAGTACCAGAAGTTACATACACAACCAATTTAAATACAGGTGTCCAATACAAATGGGACGGAGCAGAATGGATGCTTACGTTCGAAGGCGAGTATCGAAAAGGAACCTGGCGCCTAGTACTCTAGCATAATTACTAGTATGAGCAAGATTATTTGTAGTGGTGCCCTCTTCTACACACTAGATACACAAAGATTTTTATTTCTGCATAGAACACAAAGCAGACAATCAGATGTTTGGGGTTTAGTAGGTGGAACTAATGAATCGGAAGAAATTCCGTATAAAGCATTACTGAGAGAAATAAAAGAAGAAGTAGGCGACACACCCGAAATAATCAAATCAATTCCATTAGAAACTTTTGTAAGTAACGATGAAAAATTTAATTTTCATACTTACCTTTGTGTTATAAAAGATGAATTTATTCCACAACTAAATGGCGAACATAATGGATATGCTTGGGTAAGTTTTGGTAACTGGCCAAAGCCATTACACCAAGGATTGCGTAATACATTACAAAGCAAATCAAACTTAACAAAATTACAAACAGTATTTCAACTAGTATCTTTAATGGAGAAGTAAATGATAAAAGTCTATGGCGATGTTATGCTTGACCGTTGGATAGTAGGAGAAGCAAACAGAATGTCACCAGAAGCACCTGTACCTGTACTGCTAGAAAATCATCAAGAATGGTCAATAGGTGGTGCTGGTAATTTAGCACTAAACATTCAAAGTCTAGGAACAGAAGTAACTTTAATAAGTGTTACGGGCAAAGACAAAGAAGGTTATAAACTATTAGAACTTTTACAAGACTCAGGAGTAGAATGTGCAGTAGGCGGCGACCTAGAAACAACAACTACAAAAACAAGATTAGTTGCAAAGGGTGGACAACATATTGTACGTTGGGATAGAGAAGTATTATATACAGGCGAACATTCAATAGATAGATTAGATTCACACATTAGAAAAGGTGACATAATTTGCATAAGCGATTATGCAAAAGGAACTGTAAGACGAGATACAGTTGCTAACTTACTAGAAAAAGAAGTAAAAATTTTAGTTGATCCTAAACAAGATGCAAACTTTTATTATGGAGCATATCTTGTAAAACCAAATATGCAAGAATACGAAGCATGGTTTGGCAAGTGGGATCAAAAAGAAGCTCTTAGACAAATGCAAAGATTCAATTGGACTTGGCTAGTTGTTACAGATGGTGCAAATGGTATGCACGTACTAAACATACTAGATGAGTACAAACATTTTAGTGAACCTGTAAAAGAAGTTGCAGACGTTACTGGTGCAGGAGATACCGTAATGGCAGTTATTGCCTATGGTATTGATAAAGGCATGGACATATTTGAAGCCTGTAAAATGGCTTGTTATGCCGCGGCTAGAATAGTAGAAAAACGTGGTGTTGCAATAATACAACAAGACGATTTGGAACGCAATATCGTATGGACTAATGGGGTGTTTGATATACTGCATACTGGCCATTTAAAGCTACTTAGACACGCACACACGCTTGGAAAACGCCTTGTGGTGGGCATTAATAGTGATTCCTCGGTAAAGCGTTTAAAAGGCGAATTAAGACCCATTAACGATCAAGAAACACGTAAAGAAGCACTACTTAATCTAGGCTTTGTAGACGATGTAGTTATATTTGAAGAAGATACACCATACGAAATAATCAAAGAAATACAACCAGACATTATTGTAAAAGGTGGTGATTATACTACCGAAACAGTTGTAGGAAATGACATTGCCAAAGTAGAAATTTTTCCAACTGTAGAAGGACATTCAACAACTAAAACTATTGAAAGAATGAAAGCATGAGAATATTAGTTACAGGACACAAAGGATTTATAGGAAAAAATTTATGTGCATACTTGCAACATAAAGGACATCAAGTTGAAGGCTTTGAATGGGAAATAAACAAGGTACCTGATCCTGCACCATATGATAGAGTAATACATTTAGGAGCAATTAGTTCAACTACAGAAAGAGATGTTGAAAAAATCCTAATGCAAAACTTAGAATTTAGTCAAAGGCTTTTACAATTATGTAATGACAACGGCACAACCTTTATGTATGCCTCAAGTGCAAGTGTATATGGTGATGTACAAGCATACAAAGATATAAGAGCTGTAAAAGAAACTGATCCTGTATATCCTATGAGCCCTTATGCTTGGAGCAAGTATCTATTTGATAAACTTGTAATGGAAATACCTGAATACATGATTAACGTGCAAGGATTTAGAATCTTTAATGCGTATGGTCAAGGAGAAGAACACAAAGGCGAACAACAAAGTGTCTTTGGCAAGTTTGATTTACAAGCTAAAAATTTAAGAAAGATTAAATTGTTTGAAGGTAGTGACGGCATACACAGAGATTTTATTTGGGTTGGCGATATATGTCAAATTATAGAAAAGTTTTTAGACGTAGATGAAACAGGAATTTGGAATTTAGGAACAGGTGTAGCACCTACATTTACTGACATAGCTAAAGGTTATGCAGAAATACATGGTGCAGAAATTGAGTATGTACCTATGCCTGCAAACTTAATTGGACAGTATCAGTTCTATACGTGTGCAGATACTACTAAACTAATTAATAGTATAGGAAACTACAAGTTTAAGACTATACAGGAGTATATAGATGCCAGCAAGACATAGTGGTAAGGTAGACAAAGGTTGGGGATACGAATTAATTTGGGCAACCAACGATTTATACTGCGGAAAAATTATGGTATTTGAAAAGGCAGGCTCCAAAATGTCTATGCACTTTCATAAAGAAAAAGACGAAAGCTGGTTTGTAAATCAAGGTAGTTTTAAATTAAGATATATTGATACCCAAACTGCTACACCTATGGAAGTTGTTATTAAAGCAGGAGATACTTGGAGAAATCCTCCACTGATGCCACATCAACTTGAAGCAATTGAGCCTGGTAGTTCAATTACTGAAGTTAGTACTCCAGATTCAATTGAAGATAATTATAGGCTTGCTCCGGGTGATAGTCAAAAGGATCAAGTAGATGCTAGTACACAAGAAACAGCTCAACCACAACAAGGATAGTTTTGTCCACCAATCAAGGTTCTTAGCAAACCAAATTGCTAACGAGATTGCTATACCTAATGGATTAGCAAACACACCACACCCTAGCTTATGTACTGCTTGTAGTCCGCATTATAATTTGTTTACAAGTACTATGCCAGAAATATATTATTTGTATAAAGACATACAAGAATTTTTTAAAACAGAAATACGTACAAATACTAATCAAGGTTATTGGATAGTAGGTTGGTTAAATTATTGGCCTAACAAAGGTGAAACATTAGACTGGCATGGACACGACTATGGTGGCGGTACTAATTGCTTTCATGGTATATATGGTGTGAACTGTGAACCAAGTTATGCAGAATACAGAGAAATAGGTTCAGAGGATATACAAAAAGTTGAGAATAAAAATGGTCAATTATTAATTACAAGCTCAACTAATATGGAACATAGAATAAGTGATTGGAACGAAGAAGAGCCACGCATAACTATCGCATTTAACATTCAACCTATTGATACTATGCTACAACATATCCAGACACCTAAAGTTAATCCGGCAAATAAGGTCGGTTTACAATTACATCAAGACAATTTAAGAATGAATCAACCTGGTAGTTTTATGCCAGGCGGTAATCCATTAAACTATTACGTGCCACTATAATGAAATACGAAAACATATTCCCAACTGGTATACTTGTACATGATGTTCCTGTATGGGTAGCTAATCAAGTAGAAAAACTTGTAGAAGAACGTGTGGACAAATTACAAAGACCAGATGACAATGCTCCTCACGCCACGGATTATTTTGAAAAAGAAAAAGTTATAGATCTAAAATATGACACACCTGAGCTAAAATCAGAAATAGATATGTGTGTTAGAGATTATCAAAACAAAAATGCAATGAACAGAATACAAGAAGGTTATACATATAACTGGTGGACACAAGATTACAAGGAAGGTGATATTCATAATGAACATCATCATAACGTAGGACAAATCAGTGGTGTATATTATGTACGTGCTAATGAAAGTGCAGGAGGAATAATGTTTAGAAATCCAAATCCTTTTGTTGAATACGGACATACAATGAGAGAAGCGTCACCTTACTCTTGGCAAGAATATGTATATCAACCTGTCAAAGGAAGAATATTAATGTTTCCTAGTTACTTGAAACATACAGTTTTACCTAGTGGAAAAGATTGTATTAGAACTGTTATTGCTTTCAACGTAAAATAATTACGCCTGAGCTTCACCCCAACGTATAATAATATTCGCATTGGTATCTGCACCAGCCGCCTTATAAACGTTAATTGCTAAAACGTCAGGTCCATTCGGGAACGTACCTCTACCACCTAGTGTAGTATTAGTTAATTCTTTCAATGTACCTAAGTCCAATGTAGATGTTGCACCTGGTGTTGCAATAAATGAAAATACTGTTTCACCTGGCTGTGCGTAAGGTGGTTGACCAAATAAGAACCCTACAGTACTTCCTGCTGTAATATTCTGCAACGAACTCTGTGTAAACGTAACTCTGTAATATTCTACACCACCAAATACTAATGGTCCTTGTACAGCAGAAACGTATGTACCACCTGGAAACTTACTATCGTTAACCTCAGTACCTGCAATAGCACCAGTTGCCTCCCAACTTGTTTTTGTAAAGTATAGGAAGTTTGTTTTGTTTAATGCACCAGTAGGGTTAATTGACATTGTAATAGTTTCACCGTTACTAACCTGACCGTTACTGTTTCTATTATTAAATCTTAAGTATGGAGGATTATACCAATCTAAAATTTCTGTTAGTGTTGTATTAGCTGGGAAGTCGGACGGTGATCCGTTACCAGTTGCTGTAACTGTTACACCTGTTGTTAGTCCATTAGCAACCGCTGTGCTATAAGAAGCACTTGTAATTCTATGATAAATCCAGTTGTTAGTATTACCACTCTTGGTAACATCAAGTGTCATCTCTGCTACGGTTGTTGCATTTCTAGTTACCTGAGTTGCACCTGTTGACCATACAACAGATCCACCCGGGGCAATCTGAGCAAAACTTGGCTGTCCACCAGCCGCTGAACCCGTTAAAGGTGCCCAACCAACGTCACCTGGATCAAGTGGATAGTTTTGTGGATTTAGAATTCCTTCAACAACAATTCCACCTACGATTGGGTTACCACTTCCGTCAGCACCATCTGATGTGATCTCAATACCTTCAAGTAGTAGCTGAGCTCTGTTTAACAATTCTCTTTCACCTAAGTCACCTACGATTGCGTTTGATACACTAGGTGCTAGTCTTAACATGAACACAGTATTTCTTGTTGATGAAATAACGTTTCCTGTGGAAGTATATGAAAAGATGTAACCTCTATCACTGTCAAATCCGCCATCTGTTTGGAAAGCTGATCCCCAGTGTGATATGATCGGTGTAATAGTATTACTAATCAATATAACACCTGTACGTTCTGTGTGCGTTGCGGCAACACCTGCCGTATATGTTCTTGTTGCACCAGCGGCATAGTTTGTTAATGGAGCACTTCTAGTACAACCTGTTAACGTATCTCCGTTAACACCTGTGTACTGAATCATTTCATTGTCAATAATAACTGTACCTGTACTTGGGAAGAACGAAGCATCAACTAACGGTATTGTAGTTTGTGCATCTGTCATATCCGCCGCTAACTTATCGTTAGGACCTTCATTGGTCACTTCATATCTAACCGGCATATTACCTGTACGCATATATGCTTCTGTGTTAATGTTTGAGTTTCTCATTCTGTGATAGAAGATAAAGTTACCATCATCACCACGTAGCATCCAGTCAATGAATCCCGCACCGTACCAACTGTACTGAATCCCAATCATCTGCATCTTAGAGATGTCCATGATATATCCTGACGAGCCTGTGCCGTCTAATTTATCTTTGTTAAAGTCTGCTTGTTTTGTTTTCTTATCAAATACCAAACATAATTTGGCACCAGTTGCTGGTGTTACACCTCTAAAGTCTGGTGTTACATTCATCTGTGTTTGACTTGATACTGTTGATACAACGTGTGTCATACCCTTAATAACAATTCTATCACCTGCTTTTACTTGATCTCTAAATCTTGTTCCAATACCTGTAATTGAGTTTGAATCTACGCCGATGCTAATTGTACCTGATAACTGTAATGTCGAAGTTCTTTGAACAGCATTAAAGTTTGTACCATCGTATTCCTGGAAAATACCATTCTGATCATCAAATGCACCCGAACGTACAGTTGCACCATGCCAGTATAATAATGAAACTTGAGCTTTCGGACTTAACACAGGAGTTATGCTACCAACGTCTGTAGTTGCAATAACTCTAAATGTACGTTCACTTGTAATACTTGCTACAGTATATTCTCCGTTGTATCCTGGAGTTTCAATACCAATCAATTTAATTTGTCCACCAACTTGTAATCCGTGGTCAACATCGTCTGTAGTTACATTAATAAACGAACCTTGTGTGGTTGCATCTGCTGTAACTTCTAATAAATCATAACTTGGAGCAAACAAGGCACCAGTTGTATACATGATACCCTTACCTGATTGGTATCTAATGTATTTTTTACTCTGTCTAATTGCCTGTGCACCGTGTTGTGGTCCACCTGTTCCTAGCTGAACACCTCCATCATATGGTCTGTGTACAAAGAACGAATCTGGTCTTGGATATAAAATAGCAGTAATGTCACCAACAGCACCAATGGCTCCTGCCGCTCTACACTGATATCTTAATGTTGTACCACTTGGAACCTGCTGTGCAAAGAATGGTCCTTCTAATAATGTATGATTGTTTACACCATCGTCGGAACTTACCGTTACCAAGAACGAATCTCCTGGTATCAATCCGTGTGCTGTTGTAAACGAAACTTCAACTGTTGCCAATGCCGCAAATGATAGTGTAGTATTTTGTGGTATAGCCGCTGTCATGTTCTCTGACATAGTTACAGTACTGTATGATTTAACAACCGTACCTGCTACTGCCGTACCTGAACTTGTTACACTAACAACACCACCGTCTGTTGCAACTTCTGTAATTGTTACTACAGCATCGTTAGTTGGAGTTTGTCCACCTAAACTTGTACCTAATAATTTAATCTTGTTTCCTACTTGATAGTTTAAGCCATCATTGGATACTGTTGCAGTTGAATATGCTCCTGCATTTCTTGTTATGTTGAATGTAGCATTTGAACCATTGTTAGCCAAGTTCTGTCCACCTACGTTTGTGTAACTTCCTGTACCTGAAGGTCCTGTACCTGAACCACTAATACCTGTAATAGCACCAGAGGCATCTACACTTGTAATATTAATTGTAATATCGTTAGCTGGACTTACACCACCAACCTGTGTACCTTGGATCTTAATGTTTTGATCTGTAAAGTAATCTTGTCCTGGTGTGTTTATTGCATAACTGTAAGTACCATTTGTAATTGTAATATCAAATGAAGCAGTACTACCTGTTAAGTTAGTTGCTTCTCCGTCAAACTGACTTAAATCTGTAATTGTTTTTGTATCTAAAGCTGTACCAGTAATAGTAACTGTTAAGATTTCACCAGTACCACCGTCAACTGTTGCAACTGTGATTGTTGCGTTGTTTGTTACGTCAACACCACCTAATGCACTACCTAGTATAACAAATTCTTCACCGTTCTGGTATCCTGTACCACCAACTGGAACTGTTACTGAATAAGCTGTATCTAATCTTGTTACGTTAAATTCTGCATTTGCACCACCAACTGTGTTTGAAGTGTAAGCTGGATTGTTATAACTTTCAGTGGCATCTGGAGCAGTACCAGTTACACTAATTGTATTAATTCTTCCTGTGCCGTTTACAGCATCAATTTTTACAATAGCATCATTGGCCGGACTTGCACCACCTACGTTTGTTCCGTCAATTCTTAATCTATCACCTACAGCATAACCTGATGTTGCATCTGCGGCCGTACCTACAAAGCTAAAGTTTGTAATACCACCTGCACCATTTACTGCTGAAACTGTAATTGTTAAATCGTTCGTAGCAGTTATACCACCAAATACTGTACCATCAAATACAATAGTGTTTCCTACGGCATAATTTGTTCCTACTTCATTACCTTGTGTTACTGTGTAGCTGTTATTATAGTTAACAGTAACATTAAATGAAGCCGCCGCTCCAATTATGTTTGAAGCTGAAGTAATTGCTGTAAATGTTCTGCTGTTACTTGCTGTACCAGATATACTAATTGCTGTAATAACCCCCGAACCGTCAACACTATCAATAGTAATTGTAGCATCGTTTGTTGAACTTGTACCACCAATGTTACCACCATCAATTAAAATAGTTTCTGCGGCACTATATCCTGATCCTGTTTGTGAAAGACTTGCCGCATAAGTTGTTCCATTGTAACTTATATTAAATTGTGCTCCACTACCTACACCACTGTATGAGTATGCAGGTTCTGTAAAGTTATTTTGTGCATCTGGTCCTGTACCACTTGATGTAAATCCTGTAATACCACCACTACCGTCAACACCAGTTACTGAAATTGTAATATCGTTTGAAGCGTCTCCGCCAAATTCTGAACCATTAATTTTTAATGCGTCACCTACTATGTATCCTGTTTCAGCCGCGCCTGCGTTTTCTGTTACTGTATAGTTATTGTTTGTTAATACAACGTCCCAAGATGTACCTGTACCTGTACCACCCTGTGTAACACCTGATGCATTATTGGCATACGTTGGTTGTGCTAAACTTACTGAATAAGCATTGTTTGTATATGTTAAATCAAATATTGCACCTAAACCATTACCGTTCATGTTTTGACCAGCTTGGTTAGTGTAACTTCCGTTACCGTCAAATGCTGAACCTGTCGCAGTAAAAGTAACTACTGATCCACTTGAATCAACAGCGTCAACTGTAACTCTACAATCGTTAGTTGGACTTTGTCCACCTAATTGGTTACCAAGTATAACAATAACGTCATCAACTTCGTAGTTATCACCACCCGTACCATTTAGTACAACTGTATAATTTCCACCTGCTCTACTAACATCAAATGCCGCTCCAAAACCTGCGGAGTTATAGTTCTGTCCTGCAACTGCATTGTATTGAACATTGTTACCAACAATAGCACTTGTTGTATTACCATCTAGGTTAACTGTATTTCCTACGATAGAACTTACGTGGATTGCAGTACCATCTCCTCTATCAATGGCCTGTCCTGCTAATATTCCTGTTACGTCACTTAATGCAATCGAGTTTACTCCACCTGCATAGTCACCTGCAACAGACCAAGTAGCTATTTCACCACCTGAACCTGTAACAACTGTAACCTGTGCACCACTTCCAACGCCTGTTCCATCTGTAACACTTGCGACTAAGAAAGTTAAGTCTGGAGCACCACCGCCACCTAATGAACCATCTGGTACTGTAATAGTATCGCCTACTGCGTTATTTCTACCACCTAAAAATCCACTAGCTGTTGCGGCACCTGTGCCGTCAACTACGATAGTCATTGTACCTACAATTAATTCTGCAACAACACTTGAAGATGATGCGTTTGATACTGTGTAAGTTCCTGCTGTTCTACTTGCGTTAGCGGCCGAATATGTGTTTACTGTTGCAATCTGTCCATCAACGTTTTGCATCGGAGCACCAATCTCTGGTGTGTCACCTATCCATGTAACTTTATCTCCACCAACGGTTGTAGCTAATGGGTTGGTAAACGTTCCTGCTGTACCTTGTGAAAGAATAGTAAATGTTGGAGTACCAATCGCCGCTCCTGTATAAAATCCACCCTGTCTTAATTGTGTATAATAAGTTGAAAGCACTTGATTGTTTGCTGTACCAACTTTTGATTTTGCAAAATATGTAAATGTGCTTTGTGTAGGAACTGTGGATACAACAAATGATCCTTCTGCTCTACTTGCCCCTTGGATACTATTTTCTAATGCCTTAATTGTAATAGGTGTACCAGCTTCAATACCGTGAGCACCTACTGTTGTAACTGTAATTAAACTTTGACCAACACCACCTGTACCTGTTGAAGCATCTGTTTTAACACTTGCAACTTCTTTATCAGTACCTGGTACTTCGTAAATACTTGGATAACCTCTTTGCATACCAATGGCTTGCCACTTCGTAGGCTGTAGCCCGTACTCAAAGTCAGCGTCAAGCATCGATATGGAGTTTGAAACCCTCATACGTTCAATAGCATCAACACCAAAGTCAAATGGTTTAACTCTCATCTCACCTTGATCAATAAAGATCTGTAAGTCATCTGTTTCATAGTATAATGGAACAGATTCTTTAATAGGTAAGTTGTCTAATCCGTTTTGAATTACGTCTGTAATAATAAAGAATAAGTTAGATACTCTTGTGCTTACACCTGGTTCAGGTAAACTTAAAATTACGTTTTGTGAAACTGCACCTGCACCCTGTTGTTGTGAAGTGTATGCAATATTTTTTAATACGTAATTGTTAATTAAATCTCTACAAAATTGTTTTGCAAGTATTTCAGGTTGTCTATCTCCGTCAATTTGTGGAGTAGTTTGTACCCAATACTTACTTGCGTTGAAATGTGTATTTGCATTTCCACCGTGTTTGATATCTTGTGTGATACCAACTACGTTTAATCCCATATCTCTTTCACACTTGGTAGTGTTGTAAGTATAACCTTCCCAAGTTGAACCTGCTGTTGCATTTGCAACTTGATCTGCAATCCAAGCCACAGTTTCTTTCTTTAAGAATTCTAAGTTTGCTTCTAGTACTGCAACTGCTTTGGGAGAGAAACTAGGATTGTCTGTGTTTTTAGTTAGATAAACTGTTGTAATTGTTCCTGTTCTTTCTAAGAACTTTGGAAAGTCTTCTTCAACACCTTTTGTAAGTTTGCTTGTATCATCAGTTTGGAATGTAACACTTGCACCTAAGTCTGGATCACTAAAGTTAAACAGTACTTCGTTGTTAGTTGTATCTGTAATTAACAATAAGTCATTTGTAGGAATACGTGTTTGCATTTTAACACTAGAAATTTGTGTACGTTGTAATGCTGGAACATTGTCAAGTCCGTTTGCGATAACGTCTGTGATGATTCCCATTAGTTCAGTTATTCTTGTATCAGCACCTGTTTCGTAGTTAGTTGCATTATTTTTATATTGCGTTGTTACTACTGGACTTTGTGCAGATGTAAAAGTTGCCTGAGTTAAGATAAAGTTATTAATTAAATCTCTTGCAAAGTTTTTAGCCGCTATCTCTGGTTGTCTATCTCCGTCAACCTGTGGAGTACTGTTAATCCAATACTTACTTGCTAAAAATCTTGCCTGTGCGTTTCCGCCATATCTTAGGTCGTAGATGACACCGCCATTCCCGTCAGTACCTTCTAGATTATATCTGGTATCTCTCTCACACTTTGGTGAGTTGTACGTATAATTGTACCAAAAGCTAGTTGGATCACTAGCATTAGCCGCCACCTGTGCGGCAATCCATGCCACAACTTCGTCACAAATAAATTCAACGTTGTTTTTGATCAGTTCATAGGCGCCAGGATAACGATTGTCTGTTATCGGAATTCCTGGTTGGAATATATACGATTCTACTTTTTGTTTAGCCATCTATTTTAACTTCCTAATGCAATCGCCAATGCAGTTGCTCTGTTATCAACGTACTTCTTGTTCGCGGCTCCAGTTGGTGCAACCGGTTGTGCTTGAACATTTGCAGTTGTAAAAGTAGCACTACTTGGGTCAGTATTTCCTATCTTTGTATTATTTATCGTTCCTGCTGTCGCCGTTAAATTTGTTGTAGACACAGTTCCAGGTGTTGTAGCACCTAAATTCATGTTATCTATTGTACCTCCTGCACTAGGATTAACCAATACTGTACCAGCTGATCCTGTGGGAATAATTCTAATATCTGCGTTTTCTCCGTTCAATGTAACGTTATCTAATGTTGTTAATCTTTGTGCGTTTACATCAACGTTGCTGATTGTACCACCATTTGATGGATTAATTACCACCGTACCTGAGCTTCCTGTAGGTGATAATGTAATTACTGCATTTTCACCCTGTGCAGTAATATTACCTGTTGTAAGAATGCTTGAAAAACTACCAATACCTGTAATGGTTGGATCATCAATAGTAAATATTCCTATTGGATTTTGATCACCGTCACCGTAGTATAATAATGCTGGAGCATTTGTTGGTACTGTAAATGTTACCTTACCTGAAAATTGTCCTTGTGCTTCTGATAATTCTTTTTTAGTTGTTTGATCTGTGCTTAAATGAGATACACCTGTGTTGTATAATGTGTAGTTTCCACTATCATCTATACTAAAAATGTTGAAACTCATGTTACCAAGTGTTTGACCTGCTTGGTTTGTTGTTCTTAAAATCAAGTTGAATACGTATGCACTACCTCTGGTTAATGTAACACCTGGGTTTGATTCTAATTGTGTTGTTGAACCGTCTTGGAATACGCCGTCAAATGTAAAGTTACCACCTGCATCTCTAACAACATAATCACCCGATACATCAGTAGCTTCTTCTACAACGGTATATGTTACACTTCTTAATGTTACGTTACCGTCTTCGTCTACTGTAAATCCTGGTGATTTAAATCCGTGTTGTGCTTCAAAAGGTGATTTAACGACTGCCATAATATGCTCCTATAGTATTTACCTTCATTTAGCTTACCACAATTAAACCGTGCATACTACTATGGAACTGACAGTTATAGTGGTATGTACCTGTTGCACTAGGTGTCCAAGTTATGTTACCTGAAACAGCACCTTGATTAACAGCCGTCGGATTGGTTACCTGGTAACTTGTACCAGTTGAGTTTGTTGTTTTAATATACAAAGGATGCCCCGCGGCATTCATTGACAATGTTAAGTTATCGTTAACATTTAAATTAATCTGTTGATTGTTTCCGCTTACTGCACCGTTTCTATCATTACCTGATAATGTGTATGCACCAGCACCTGCATTGGTAACTGTTATCGTGTAGTTGTTACCTGGTGTAATTGAAGTATCATTAATTGTTACACCAACCGTTGCTTGACCGTTATCCAATGCTAGTTGGAAAACTTCTGAACCTTCTGTTGTTAAGTCTGATGACACAGTAACGTTTAATGATTCCTGTGAACCAACAATAAAGTCTCCAGTCAATGGAGCATTGTTAATATCAGCACTTGCTATTCCTGAAATCGTGTAAGGTAAACTTGTACCGTTTGCAACGTTTTCAGTTGTAAGTGTAATCGTAAATGTTCCGCCTTCGTTTACAGCCGCCACTGAACGACCCAAGCTGTAGCTTTCCACTGCCGCCGCTTGTGAAGTATCTGCAACCTGTATCTGTGCAGTTGCTTGACCGTTGTCCAATGACATCATAAAACTTTCAACACCTTCTGTGGTTACGTCTTCTGCAAGGGTAAAGTCAAAGAAGTCTGTTGTTCCTACAACAAATGATCCTGTTACATTTCCTGCTGATAAGTCTGCCTGATCAACTCCAGTTACCGTATATGCTAATTCAGTTCCTGCCGCAACGTTACCTGTTGTTAGTGTAACTCTAAATGTGTCTCCTTCAGAAACGTTTCCTACACTTGTTGTTAAATTGTATGTGATAGCAGGAGTCTGTGAAAGATCTTGTATGGTTACATTTGCGGCCACGGCTGGCGTTATGCCATCAAGTGTCATTGTAAATGTTTCTGGACCTTCTGTTGAAAGGTCTTCTGAAACCGGATATGTAAATGTATCAGTTGTTCCAGTTATAAAGTTTCCTGTAAGATCCGCTCCACCTATGTCTGCACTCTGTACACCTGTAATTGTAAATGGAATAGTTGTACCTGCATTAACATTTGTTGTGATAAGTGTAATGCTAAATGACTGTCCTTCATTAACCAATGAAGTAGATCTTGATAATGTGTAAGTTGGGTCGTATGCACTTGAACTTGATCCTGCAATAACAGGTCCTGGTTCGTTTAGTGTTGCGTAATAGTTTGCACTATGTATTATTTTTGCACCATTAATACTAGTTGAATCTTCTTGTACTCTTGGATATGCCATAAGTTTAAAGTAAGAATCAGTTACTTCAACTTCTAGCTGTAATAGGTCATTACCTAAATTACTTCTACCGTATATTACTATGTTTGCTGTGCTTGTACTTGCTGTACATAAGCATTTGATTATCTCTTTACGTGCTGAATTAACATCACAAGCAATAGTGTATTCCACACCAAAATATGAACCAACATACCAACGATCTAGTTCGGTACCGTTTTCCACAAGTGTAGCTGAAGGACCGGCATAACTTAGGTTACTACCGCCTCTAAATTCTATTGTATTGTTTTGCCCTTTACGGAAAAACTTGCTGATATCAAACGCCATTAAACATCCTCTTTGTAGTATTTATTCAATTAGTAACGGCTTAGGTCCAAAAGCATATTACCGCTTTTTACCGCTTCGCGGCATTAAATTTGCTTTTTTACCGCTCCGCGGATTCTCTCGCAATCCCCAAATACCACATATCTAACGGATACTGTTTTGAAGGAAAATGATGTGTAATTTTTAAGTTATTTTTCTCAATCATATCTTTAAAAGTATCAGGGTTTGATCCCCATACGTTTTCAGCAAGAATAATAATACCATCTTCTGATAGGTAATCTCCAACATTATCGAAGAAGTTTTTGTGTATAGACCAGTCTAAATCCTTGTATTTCCTTGGATCATCATAGTGTGCAACATACGGGTCACCATTGAAATGTGGAGGATTAGCTACAATTAGGTCGAAAGATTGTTTAGGAATGTTCTTAAAGTTATCGCTTAAGAAGAAATGTGCCTTGTCATCTAGATTGTTTTGTAGTATTGTTTGTAATACTGCTGGTTTGTTTGGTTCCCATACATCTGATAATGTAATCTTTTCTGTCTTACCTATGCCTAGTAACCCAAACCCCCAAAAGCCCGGACCACTACACCATTCTAATGTATTATAAAATGATTTGTCTTCTGTAATAAAACTTGTTGCATCGAGAAAATCATCAATCATGGTATTACCACAACCGTCAATTTCATCTGTCCAGTATATTTTTGTGTCGAAGTATTGTGTAAATTTATCCGTCATTTTTCAGCGTTATAAGTTTTTTATATTCAGGCAAGTACAAGTACTCAATGTCGCTGTGTTTCAATGTACGTACAGCATCATCTAGTGTTTCTACTAACGGCTCGCCTCCTAAATTAAAACTTGTATTGAAAATAATTGACAATCCTGTCTTTTCTTTCCACGCCTTAATCAAATTATAGTAATGAGGATTTTGTTTTTCACTAACTGTTTGTATTCTGCAAGTTCCATCAACGTGTATAATGCTTGGAATTCTTTCTGCAATACCTTCTTGACAGTTTACAGCATACATCATTGTTGGTGAACTTTTCATACCACGTAAATCAAACCATTCATGCACATCTTCTTCAAGTATGCTACCTGCAAATGGTCTAAAGTATTCTCTACGTTTAACTAGATTAACGTGATCTTTACCATTAGGGTCACTTGGATCATACATAATAGTTCTGTTACCTAATGCACGAGGACCGTTTTCACTACGTCCTTGAAAAATAGTACAAATTTTTCTATCAACTAATATATCAACTACTTTGTTGTTGTCACCTTCTTCAATAGTTGCACCATATTTTTCTACAATATCATTTATTTCTTTATCTGAATAACAATATGCAGGACCTTCATATAATGTATCTTGCTGTTCTTGTACTTTATTATCTTTTGTAAGTTTTCTGTGCATTAACATTGCCGCACCCATGGCCGTTCCTGCATCATTACTTACTGGCTCAACATATATTTCAATGTTATCGTCTTTTAATTGATCTAAGTATTCGTAGTTTGCTACACAGTTAAGCCCATAACCGCCACTAATAACAACTTTATTCTTACCAGACATTTCAACTGCACGTCTAATAAGTTTTACAACTTGATCCTGTGACTGTGTTTGTACAGCATACGCCATATCTCTTCTATTATCTAATTTGCTTACATCTTCATTGTCGTGTGTTGCAAGATATTCAAACAAGTTATAGTTTACATGAGCACCATTTGGATATGTAGGTACAATCATTTGTCTATCTGACAATGGCCACATACTATCATCTCTGAATAATTTTATATCAGTCTCTTTACCATATGGAAATAATCCCATAGTCTTACCTGCTTCAATAAAACTAAAGCCACAGTATTCAGTTACTGCTTCATATGTTTTTACAATACCTGCGTTCTCTGTTAAGAAAGCATCATGTGTCCATTCTTTAGGTTCGTCATATAATTCACTTGACATATCTTTAAGATACTGTGAAGTAATAGGACCATTTGTACCTAAGTGTTTGTACATTGTTTTAAAATTATCTGGATAAGAACAATCATATATTGTTTCTGTTTCCCATACAGTCATTGGTTCTTGATTAGTTTGTAAATCAATAAACGTACCTGCACCATCTACAATAACTGCTACTGCACTATCAAAGCCTGATCTATAAAAAGCTGTTGCGGCGTGTAACTTGTGATGTATATGACTGTAGTCAATTACTTGTGGGTGATTTTCTTCTGGGCTATAAGGCTTTCTACTTATTAATCCCATCTTACGTGCAAGTCCTGTGTAAACATCATCTCCACTAAAGTCTACTCTACCTGCTGTTCTTTGTAAATTTTGTGTATGTGCAACTACTAAGAAATCTAATTTGTCTGTGTATTCTAAAATTTTCATCATAGAAGCATAAGGACCACCGTCATACTTTTGACGTGTAAGTCTTTCTTCTTCTATTGCAAATACAATTTCACCATCTTTTAAAAGACACACACCTGCGTTATGTCCTCTGGCAATACCGGCGATCCAAACTGGTTTCTTTTCCATTTAAAATCCTCTATACTTCCTATCCCATTTTACTGTGCGAGTAATGTTTGCGATAGTTTCTTTGTAGTCGTTAGTTTTTGCACTATTAGTAGTATCTATCAAATTTTCTTGTTCTTGAGTTACGTTCTGGTTGTGATGATGTACCCAATCTAAGTGTTGATTTGGACTAGGATGTAATTCAACCCATCTATCTCCATCTTCATTTGTAAACCACCATTGCATATCTGGTCTATTCCAAGCATGAATACCGATTGGACATAACCAATGATCTCCTTTAAGCACATCACTATATTCTTCTAATCCAAATTCTTTAATACCATCTGCAAGTAAAGGTGTGTTACGTAAGTTTTCACCATGTCCTTTTTGATGTGGAATGTCTGTACCTAGTGTATTAAGATTGCTTATGCTTGTAAAATAAAACTCACAACCCGTAGATTCTAACAAACCTTTTGTTAATTCTATTGCGTGTAGTGTATGTAAGAAGTATGCTTTCTCATCATAAAAAGTATCAATCCATTTTTTATCAAATAGTTCTTCGTTTTGATAACTGAACATACTGCCTTTTGTTTGCCAAGGTTCTTCATGACTAAAGTTTAACCAGTCATGTCTTAAATGACTAGTCCATTGTACAACAACTTGATCTTTGTGATTAAATTTATTTTTTATGTTACATTCTGCTACACGTTCAGCTATAGCACGATTACCTAATCCAGCATGACCCCAATTTTCATAGTAGTTTGCTTCAAGGCTCATGATGTCTGCCCATGTAGGCCAGTTCCAAGATGTGTATGAACAGCCGAATGTATACAGCCTATCCATGTTACTCGTCTTCTGTGTACTTAGGTCCTACTTTTTCTTTTCCAGTAAGTCCGTTAGTAACTGACTCAACAATAATATCTTCAACTTTATCATTCATTGCCATAACACCGTCATTGGTTCTATCAGCAAATTCGTCAGTAGTAACTCTAATTGGAGAATAAGTTCTTGCACCTTGACCCATATCTAAGATATCAAAGTTTTCATCATTAGGATAACTTACATTAACGGGATATGTACTACCTATTACAACCGTACATTTTTTATCTAGTGCGTGTACCATGTGTTGTCCTGAACTATCACAGCCTAAGAAGTAATCTGCATTAGCAATAATACCGCACCAATGTCTTAAGTCTGCACCCATAGGACTTGCTACAGGTTCTTTTACTTTGTGTTTAGAAAAGTCAATGCCAAACTCTGCCATATGAATTACGCCATATTTTTTAGAAAGTTTCTTAACAATGTTTACGGAATTTTCAGCTTCAAAACTTCTACCACTATAGTCTGAAATCATTCCGTTTTCGTGTTGTGTAGTTCTACCAAATGGTTGGAATACAACTACTTTATCTTTTTTAGTTTTTTCTCTTACTTCGTCAACAAGTTTTTTACCAAAGATCATTTCTTCTTTGTTTAATCTAACCTTAGGTTTTTGTAGTTCACGTAAGCCTTTGTTATTAATTGCAATATCATATGCTTGGGCAATACTACATAGTTGATTATAATACTCCCAAACTCTGTATGGTTCAGGTGTAATTAACGTTCTGTCTTTTAATTTGTCTTGAAATAATCCTTTGTGCCAATGATCATATACTCTAGCATACAAAGTAGGATGACCTTTAAAGAAATCAGTACCTCCTTCACAAACAATAACAAAATCGTCTTTCGGATTTTCTTCTTGAAACTTTTCTAGAGCAGGGATTGATGCAATTACTCGACCGGCACCGCCATTAATAAAAATAGCTGAACTTCTTTTATTATCTGTCATTTATCATCCTTTAAACTGTGCGTAATTCGTGCTTAATATAACAAGCACTATGCAGTTATTTAAAAGAGATTATATTAGGAAGTTTGTTTTCTGGCTGTGATAGTTCCAGCTATTCTAGTTCTTCCTTTAGCGTCTGTAGGCGCCGCAGGTAAGCCATCTACTACACCATCGTCAAATGGAGTACCGTCTGTGCTTAAATTTAGTCTAGCTAGGTCTGTACCAAAGTAATGTCCGCCCATTTCTGGTGGAATCATATGCCCTGTTGCAGGGTGATATGTGTGTTCCATTAACCAACCATCTGCTGGATTGTCTCTGTTATTAGCATCTGTACCATCTGGAACATTGTCACCTAGTGTAGTTGTTGCGTCCATACCGTTTACAACCGCACCATAACGTCCAGTTTGTCCTGGGAACTGATCGTTTTCGCCCCAAATACCTGGCATTTTAGCTTTTGGTGATTGTGGAATTCTAACTTTCCAAGGATCAATACGTACTTTCTTTTCTAACTTAAATTTAGCACCTGTTCCTGTAGTAGAACTGTCACCTGTTTTAACAATAGTATAAGCTACATCGTTAATAACTTTTGCTTCTTTCATGTGTCGAGCATTAAAGGCGTTACGTGTTCTTACACCTGTAATAGCACCGTCTTGTCCAATGCTTGTTACAATAATGTTTACGTCTAATGAACCTTTATCTGTATCAACAGTTGAATCTGGTTTCCATTGCTCACCATCATTTGGATCTGCTTCAAAATCAAATCCTGGTCTTAGTCCCATTGGTGCTGATAAATCATCTAATGTTCCGATTTGCTCTGCACTATAACCTAATACACTAGCGTCAACTAATAAGTGATCGCCTACTGAGTAACCTGTTCCACCTGCTGTAATAGTAGGTGTCCAACAAGCACCATAAATTTCTGGTAAGTCTCTTAATTCTTGTCTAAATTTTGTCCATTCATTTGCTAAACTTTCTGGCATATCATCTGATACGTGTGAGTCTGACCATGAAAGTTGTGACCAACGTACTTTTTTAATTTCGTCCCAACCTGTGTGTGGCTTAATAAAAGGAAATTTTTCAGGCCATTGTTTTGCAACCGGATCATAAACAATTTCATCTCTATCGTATGTGTGATCTGGTGTAGGAACTTTAGGCTCAATGTGCTTAAAGTAATTACCATTAATATCTTTTTGTGGTAATATTTCTGTTACGTGTTCTCTACCTTCCAAGAATAATGTGTCTTGGTGTACTTCCATAAGCTCACATAATAATGGATTTTCTTTACAGTCAACTAGAACCATGTACTCATGTGCTGATGGTACAAAGTCATCTTCAATTTCGTATGAGTATCTAACTTCTCCTGAACGTTTGTTGTCTGCTTTTCTCATAAACACCCACATTTTTTCTGGGCCTTTATAAGTCCAAGTACCTACTTTACCTTCATTTGTAGTTTGATACAAATATGCATCAGGCATATCATATGAAAACTGAACTTCAATTTCATTTCTTCTATTTACTGCGTCTAATCCGTTTCCCATAATTATATCCTAGTAGTATACCACATAAACAGCACCTTCGGCACCTGGTGATCCACAACAACATCCGCCACCGTATGCAGATCCGTGTACTCCACCTCCACCTGGCCATGATCCAAACTGATCACCTCCACGTGTACAACAACCGTTTGGTCCTATTCTTGGTCCTGATTGTGCCATTGGCGCAACCGGTGTAAATTGTAATCCTCTATCTCCACAATGCTGTGATCTTTGTGAAGATCCTGTGTAACTTGCAATACCAAAGTCAACGTTATTAGGTTGAATTTGACAGTTGTAACAGTTCATACAGCAACCATAACAACTAAAGTATCCATGACAGTGAGTACAGTTAGAACAGTATCCACCACAAGCTACAGCACAGAAACATGAAGCACCTGTTGGTGTTCCAAATACAAAACTGTTATGTCCTGCGTAGTTATTACCTGCATATAAACAACATCCTGATCTACCTGCACAAATTGTGAATTGATCACCTGCTGTTACGTTTGTTGATTTAATAGCATAGCCGCCTGAGTCAGCCGGCATACCTTGCATACAGCAACATCCACCAACTCCTGAAGCGCCACCGCCCCACATTTCAAATACTACGAATGAAGTTCCTGAAGGAACTGTCCATCTACAACATTTTCCACCATTGTTGTTACAACAAAATCTTGAACTTGGTGGTACGCCTCTTGCTTGTCTTGGCCACGCTTCGTTATGGTCATAATTCCAAGCATAACTTACTGTAAATGCTTGAGGAGCCTTAACGCCTGTATCGTAACCAGGTACAAAATCTCTTAAACTTGCCATTTAATACTCCTCCCTTATCCTATGTCGGATTGATAGTAAACAACTACTAATCCGCCTGCTCCCGGTCCACCACAGTAACAAGTACCGTTGTGAGTGTGTAGTGTACCGCCACCTCCTCCTGGGAAGTCAGCTGGTCCATCACTATCACGACCGTGTGTTTTATAACAATTATCTCTTGACATTCTAGCACTTTGTCCGCCGTATGGTGCTGATGTCATGTTCTCCCATGATGAACTAGAACACATTGAAGTTCCTGCTCCACCACCGTTGAATCCACAAATACTAAAGTCTGCTCCTTTTACACAACCACATACGTAGTTAGGACATCCACAATGTCCTCCCCATGCAGTTCCAAATCCGCAAGTAGCACAACCATATCCACCGCCTGATGCACATAAACAGAAGTAACTTCCGTCACAACATCCAGTTGCCGAACAAGCATAACTACCACAACCTGGACATCCCATTACTGGACGACAGCAACCTCTTGCTCCCGCACATAACGTAAACGCCGCACCTGGTGTAACTTCGCCAATTTTTCTTCCATAGGAACCAGATCCTCCAGGGAATCCTGCCATACAACAACAGCCACCGCCGCCGTCTCCGCCTGCTCCCCAAACTTCAAAGGCCGCCCATTTTACATCAGTTGATGCTGTCCATAAACAACAGCAACCTGGGTTACTGTTACGTACTGTGTCCATGTTTGTATGATAAACATAGATAGTACGTAGCGACAGCGCCGTTTCATTGCCCCCTAGTTGAAGTAAAGATCTTAATGCAGACATTAGTTTACTCTCCTATTACCCTATTCCTACGCCATCGTCAGCGGGTGGTTCAGCAAATCCACCAACAACTGGTTCTTCTGGAAACTTAACCATGTGTGCTGGATATTCATCTGATTCACCTCTTTTCCATGTTACAGGAAGGTCTCTTAATTTTTGTCTAAAGTCGATCCACGGTTGCTTAATAGCATCTGGTGAATCACTAGCAACTTTTGAGTCAGTTGCATCTAGACGATCGTTTCTTAATTGAATCATTGTTTCCCAAGTCTGCCACGGTTGTTTCCAAGTTAATGTCCAATCACCTGTTGATAAATCATGAGTAGAAAGTGTTCTCTCATATGCGTGATCTGGATATGGTGGCCACGGATTCTGATAGTTTCCATAACCTTCTGGTAACGCAACCGTTACTTGCTCTTGCTCAAGAGTTACTGTGTGTGGTAAAAATATAGCACACATTAAAGTATCTGCACCTTCACAATCTAATACAACTACACGTTCACCTTCTGGTGCTGTGTCTGTACTTGGATTGTAATGAAAATCCTCATCAGGTGGTTGTTGAGCTTCTGTATTTTTATTTGTAGCTTCATCTACGAACACATATAATTTATCTGGTCCTGTATATGTAGCTGTAGCGGTATCTCCGTTCGAGTTTGTCTGAGCCAAATACTCGTCGGGGATATCATATGTAAATGTCTTTGTAATTTCTGTTGCCATTTTATCTTCTTCCTTTGTATTTAGTCATATGTTTAACTGTATGATACTTTTACCATTCCTCCAGAACCCCAGTGACCCCAACAGCAACCACCACCGCATGATGTTCCGTTAAAGCCTCCGTCTCCTGGATAAGGTTGAGCACATCCCCATCCACAACCCGAACACGTCATTGGCTTACCGCAGTAATCCTTACCGTGTCTAGTCATTCCACCTTTTGGTGGTCCACTTACATAATCCCACATTTGGTTGTGACAATAATGTGTATGTAGTGGTGCGTTTCTAGAGTGTCCTAATCTAAAGTCACCTTGTGTTCCTCCTGCAATACAAGAACAACCAAAGCAACAGTTGTAGGCATAGTGAGCATGACAGTTTGTTCTTCCTGTACATCCACCTCTAGCACACGTTGTTGCGATACCTGAACCACTTACGTATGAAGTTGATCCGTCATATCCCAAACAATCTCTTTCGCAACAGTTTCCGTTTCCTGCCGCACAAATTGTATATTGGCAACCTGCTGTAGTATTCACTGATCTTATTGAATAAGATCCACCGCCTGCGTTTTGTGAACTCCACATACAGCAACAAGCACCGGCACCTGCCGCTCCTGCACCCCATAACTCGAAAGTTACGTTTTTAATGTTAGCTGGTACAGTCCATAGACAACAACACCCACCATTATTAATACCTCTATTGTTATTATAAACATAGAAATATTTCGTAGGTACTGAAGCACCTTCTACTTGGTCGCCCATTAAAACTCTGAGGTTTGCCATAATTTGTTTTCCTCTCTTACGTTCCTGATATGATCCAACCGTAAGTTGAACCAGTATAAATCATTGTAACCGCAATATTGTTAATGTCTAGCACCAAATCCTCACTTAAATTCTGAATCTTACTACCGTTTCTAGCAAGAGTTACGTTGTTTGTATTGAACGAACCCGTTACGTCTACGATTTGAACTACATCATTAACCAGCAAAGAACCGTTTAATGGCAGAGTGATTGTAAATGCTCCGCCTGATGAGTTAGCAAGAATACGATCATTAACCGTGGCAGTGAAAGTAGTTGATACGTTACGGATAACACTACTTGCAGTTCCAGTTGTTGATATATATCTTCCCATTTTATCTTCCTTTTATGTATTTATCTATGCTGTTGATGTTTCAATGCCCATCGCTACAGCACTTACGTTAACGGCACTACTATATACTACAAGTATTTGCCCTGCCGCCATTGCAATACCTGATCTTTCTAATACCCCTTTGGGTAACAGTTCCACATCATATTCGATGAATTCACTGTTTACGGGTGTACCCGCACTAGCAACCGCAATTCGAATCGAAACAGCCGCGTTTCCTCTGTTACATATGGAACAAGTAACAATCCCGAAGGTGTTAGTTGGACAAGTGTAAAGAGAAGTATTCGTAGCCGCCGCCAAATCTGCGTGTCCTAATCTTCCTGTGGCCATATTGTTTCTCCTTTTAACTCAATATAAATTGTTGCATCGCTACCGGTGATCCACTAATTCCACCAGTAAAGTTCATTGTTGCAGTTATATTTATCGGAACAGCAGTCGTTGTTGTGATTGTGTTTCCGCTAATATGAACTACCCCAGCTGTAACAGTATTTACGTTCAATTCTGAAGCACCTCCACCAATTTGGGACGTGATATACGTCTTAATTGCTTTTTGTGTAGGCACAATAGAATCACTATTTGCTGTAAATGTTCCATCTGTACTAAACTCATTAATTGTAGCACCCGTACCACCAAGTGCAACACTACCAAGTTGTAGTTCTTGTAATCCTGAAATACTAAATGCATCAGCATTTAGAGTAGCAACACCAGTAGCCTGTTCAACGTTGAACAATCCACCAACTCTAAAGTTACCATCTTGGTCAGTTGACGTAAAGAACACTCTTCCGCCACCGCCTGTAACAGCTTCATCATTTGGATCTGCTGGTATAGTTGGAACTCCAGGATAATTTGTTGTAGTAAATCCACCTGTACCAATATCTAGGAAGTCATGTCCTGTTAAACGTACCTGTGAATATCTAATTCTCATTTCAACTTTTACACCATGTGCTGGTGCATTGTCAATTTCTTGATCTGGTGAAACTTGTAATAGTGCCGCATATGGTCCTGAACCAGTTAAGTTTGTTACACTAACAAGTTTGAAATATGTATTTGGTCTGTCAGCAAATACAACGTTTGCACCTGCCTGTGGTATGCTTAACATACCTTCAACCTGTACATATTTTCCAGATTGTTTTGCATCTCTGTAACCAGCACCGTATTTAATTTTACCACCGGAACTATAAGCTGTACCGTTAGTTAATACTGCTGGGAATAATAAATCTTTATCAATGTAAAGTTGTAAAGTATTTGCATCAACAACTTTAACATAATAGTTGTTTGCGTTAATTTGTGTTGTACCACCAACTTCAATGATTGAAACTTTTGTTCTTTCTAATAAGTTATGTCCTGTAACAGTAATGTTTACAACACCTGGTCCTGCTGGGAAACTGTCTGCCGCACCTAAGCCATTGTTAATTACCTGTGTTAATAAATCAAATAATTCTGCAATCTTAGTTTGTGCCGCCGCTTCACCATTGTTACTGTTTGTAGTTTGTGAAGTAACTGACTGTAAAGAACTGTAAGAAGCATTATCCATTACGTAATCATTAATAATTACTTTAGTTTGTAATAATGATAATACTGTTTGTGTTTGTTGTCCAAGTACTTGTGATTGTGTTCCAATCCAATATGCCTTAGCCGCTTTTAATGTTTCTCTAGTTCCACCAAACTTAACATCATGTAACATAGCGTCAATGATTAGTTTAGTATCTCTTTCACATTTTGCTGAATCGTAAATAAATCCACCCCAAGTAGTTGAGTTTGGCTCTGTAGCAATTTTATTATCAATCCAAGCAACTGTTTCATCTGCAATATATTCTTTGTTTGCAGTTAACAATGTTTCTGCATAAGGATTAGCAGTAAAGCTAACACCTGTAATATTTTGTTCTGAACCTGTGTCTTCGATTGTTGCACTTAAAGTTGTAAATCCTGTACCTCTTGAAGTAAATGCTGGTTGACCTAATACACCATCTCCAATAAATGTTTCCAATGGAGCATCTGCTGTATTGTTTGGATCTGTAAATGTAACTGTTGGTGGAGTTGTATAAGAACTACCTGGATGGATAATTCTAACTTCACTAATTTTTCCGTCAGCAACTTTGGCTCTACATAATGCAGTCGCTACTGCTGTTGATCCATCGTTACCTGGAGCACTTACGTTAACTCTAGGTTCAACACTATAAACAGTTGTGTTGTCCAAAGCGGCTTCAATAGCTCTACCACTTATAATTTGATCCCAACCATCACTGTTGTCTGAATATTTTTTAATTGTAGCAACTTTTGTACCTGCGTTGTATGTGTTAATGTAACCATACTGTCCAGCACCTTTACCACCTGTTAAGAATACTGCCATTCCAACATACGCCGCACTTAACGCCACATCAGTGTTGGATAAAGTAATCTGTGTATTTGTACCAGCCTGTGGAGTGTTAGTTGCAGTTTTGTAATCAGCACCACCAAATGTTGTACTGTCACCTGTCATTCTAACTTCCATCAAACCGCCTGTAACAGTTGTTGGAGTTAATCCTGTAACACCATAACCATCACCACTTAAACTAATTACCGTACTTGATACGTTATAGTCTCTTCCTGCATTTTGATATTCTAATGCAATAATATTATTGTTATCTGTTATAGTTGCACCTACAAGTGCATCAAATGATCTGTTGTCAACAAATGCTTCAATTGGACTTTCAGTTAAGTCAACACCTTCTGCAACTGTACCAAAGTCACCATATGAACTGTTACCGTTTGTTGCTCTAATTTTTCCGCCGTT